AGCAGGGTTGACCAGTTCGCCGTTGCCAAAATAGGGCGTGGCAGCGGGAATGGCAGCTTTTGATTTAATAGTGGGGCACTGGTCCCAACGGGTGGTTGGGTCATCGAGATACTTGACGAACTCATTGATGTCTTCTGGCTCAAATTCACGCAAGAAAATCGCGTGTTGCCAATCTGTGATATCATCATTGTGGAGCTGGTACGAGGAAGGTGAGATGGACATTGAAGCCCATTTGTCATTCCACATACGTTGGTCACTGAGGAGGGCCAGCTTGGTGCTGGTGGCACACTTGGTCCAAGCCTCAGTCTCGATGTCGGTTTGGTCGACAATCTTGCGCATCCAGCTCCCAATTATCAACGTTTTAGAGTCATTCGCCAGGATGGACTTTGCCTTCATGTTGGCAATGACCGCGGACGGAATGACCCCAGTGAGCGTTGAAACGTGGAATTTGGAGATGGTGCGCAAGGGTGAACAAATGTTAGCTGGCGACCCGTGCCAGACAGCAGGTGAGTACTGTCGAGCCAGGAAGTCAATTTGGTCACCTGGTAGGGCCACTACGATCTTGAGGACAAAGCCCCAGGAAGCAGCGGCCTTAGCAGATGCGGCCGCATCAAGGTTGCGTTGGAGAGAGTCGTCTCCAGCACACAACCCGATGTTTTCGTAAGCGCCGGCTTCGCTTAACTTTGCGTCACTGCCCGGCACGCCAGAAGCGAGCAGGCAGCAAAAGCAAATGAAAGCGTTGCGAGCGGTGTTCAGTGCAGAAGTGTATGGGTCCCCAGATGCCTGGGACTCCTCTTGGTCATAACCAACGCCGTGCTGTGCTTTGACTTTGTTGTTATATGTGTGTTCATACCAGAGGAGGATTTCGGGGTGGTCTCGTTCGTGGAAATTGCTGTAGAGAAAGGCAAGATCGAATTTTCGTACAAGACGGTTGATAGTACCGTCCATACGTGAGTAGTCACCTAGCCCGACGTTCTTCGTCCTGATGTCGCTGACGTGTTCAGCGACGGCGGCAGAGACGTGGTCGGGGGTTTTTCCGAATGCATACCAGCGTGTTTTCTTCATATTGCTGGCTAATGCTAGTGAGATCCGCGAATTTTGGAGGCGGACCACGGGCGGCATCGGTGTGATGTTGCGGGGGTCACCGGGTTTCATGCCGGCTTCATTCTTTTGGAACGATTGGGTAACTTTACCTGTCTTGGCAACTAACTTAGCCCAAGCTGATGGGGTGGTTGTTAGCGCTTCGGCATTTGTGAGACGTTGCGATGGCTTGTTCTGCCTGGCACAGACTTCCTCATTGGAAAGGAGGTTGACACGGTGGTGGCCAACGTCTTTCTTGTATTCGTTCAGAAACGCAGTGATATTGCGGTCCTGATAACGGCTGAGGTGGTCCGGCAGGTTCTTGGGCCTCACATCCTTGATCCGAGTATCAACACCATGTTGGGTGTTGCCTCTTGTGCTCATAGGGATGTAGGTGAGACCGCGCGTAGCTCCGTCAAAGAAGGGGCGCAGTGTGCTCATTTTAGGCGTTGGGTCAAAGTTGTCGACTCGGAAGCGATAGTACGTAGCCGATGGCGGCCTGACATATTCAACCACGCGCCGGTGGTCGGTTGC